TCATCCGTTCGCCCCATAAAAATGGTTCAGCGCTATCAATTCAATCACCGCGACGAAAACGCATAGCACAATGAATCCAGGGCTGAAGACGCGCTTGCGATTGGATGAGCCCCCGTCACCCAGCGAGTTTAGATCTGAACCGTCGGAAATCATCATGAAGAGCGCCAGCAGAACATAGGTCCATGCCTTGCTCCAGCAGCTCTGATTTCGCAATTGGGTCATTCTTGGTATTCCGCAGATCGCTTTAAATGGGGGCAAAAGGGGCGCTTGGCCGAGCATGTTTTGCGATGGCGGCAAGGTTAGCACGCACGGGGAAGGCTTCGCGGTTCGGCTAAAAGGCACTGCAAATGCATAATTTATGCATGAATGATGCAAATTAGCATTTGCCAACCCCAAAAACACCCGTCACTATCTCCGCTATGCAAAAACGCAACGTTTCTATCGTCTTAAGAGAGCTGCTGGACCGCGACCGGATCTCCCCCACGGAGCTTCACCGGCGTACTGGCGTGCCTCAATCCACGTTGTCCCGGATCCTCAGCGGCAAGATCGTTGATCCGTCGGATAAGCACATCTCGCGCATCGCCGAGTACTTCCGCGTCAGCACCGACCAACTGCGCGGGCGCGCGGCTGTGGGGGCTTTGCGCGATGACGGGCGCGACCCGATGCATTCGGAACTCAAGGATATAAGCCTGTGGGACGACGACACCCCCGTTAATGATGACGAGGTGTCGATCCCCTTTCTGCGCGAGGTTGAATTGGCTGCTGGATCAGGAAGATTCGTCATCGAGGAAAGCGAGAAGGCCAGCCTGCGTTTTGGAAAGCGCAGCCTGCGGCATAACGGTGTGCAGTTCGACCAGGCCAAGTGTGTGACGGTGCGCGGCAACAGTATGTTGCCGGTACTGCGCGACGGCGCGACGGTCGGCGTGAATGCTGGCAAAAGTGGCATCGGCGACATCGTCGATGGCGACTTGTATGCCATCAATCACAATGGCCAGCTGCGGGTTAAACAGCTCTATCGCCTGCCTTCCGGTATTCGTCTGCGTAGTTTCAATCGCGATGAACACCCGGATGAGGACTACAGCTTCCAGGATATCCAGGATGAGCAGATCAGCATCCTTGGGCATGTGTTCTGGTGGGGTATGTACGCCCGTTAACCTCCTTGCGTAAGAGAGAGCCCGCCATCGAGCGGGCTTTTTTTCGTCTGTCGAAAATCGCCAAACCCTTTGCCCGCAATGCCGAAAATGCATCCACGCATGAGTGCAGCGAAAATAAATGCATTTGTGCATTGACTGTATATGCATACATGCATATTCTTCATCTCAAGCCAGCCAACAAGGCCTGGTGGAGGCGGCAAGGATGCTGCCAAGGAAGACAAGGAAGGCACGCAACATCGGCAAGGACGCCATCAGAGCGATGGCAGGGACGCCAGGCAACACCGGCAAGGATGCCGACGCTCTTTAGTTTCACAGCTTTGCAAGAACAGGCAGCGATGAACCGGCCTTAACGGTTCAGAGGGTTGGCAACTGACCCGGGTGTGCAGCGTAAAGCACCAGAAGCAGTTATCCGGCAGACAGGGATCGTGGTCGGAAAAACATTGAGGAAAGATCCGTACCGCGCCAGTAGCGCCGAAAGATCGAAGCTGGACCGCATTACTGAAAAGCCCGGGCAACCGGGCTTTTTGGAATGCCTACCTATACATGGATTTACCCAAAAGCCGGTTCTTTGCCGGCAATGCGCAGCCAGGAGGCGTGACATGACAAACGAGCAGCAAGCGTTAGCGGAAATGCCTATCTGGCTGGTGATCGCACTGGCCCTGATCGGCGGCGTATCCGGCGAAATGTGGCGCGCCGACAAGGAGGGCGCCCGTGGTTGGTCACTGGTCCGGCGCCTGGCCCTGCGGTCCGGGGCATGCATGGTCTGCGGGGTCTCGGCATTGATGCTGTGCTACGCCGCCGGCATGTCGATCTGGACCGCCGGCGCCATTGGTTGCCTGACGGCCATGGCCGGCGCAGACGTCGCCATCGGCCTTTATGAACGCTGGGCGGCCAAGCGCATCGGGGTCAACGAAGCGCCGACATCCCGCCCGGATCAGCAGTAACTGCTGCAAGGACGCAACTGATGACACTTATCGAAAAACCCTCCCAACTGCCTGTAGCGATAGAGGACGCGTTGAAGCGTGCCTTCCCACAATTACAGGTAGGCAACCACCAGGACTTTGCCGGCGCCGGGGATCACACCGGCGTGCTGATCAGCGTGGAACGCAACGGCCCCGGCGTTCGTTCCCGTGAAGGGCGCAAGGCACATGCCTTGTCGGTATCACTCAAGGTTACGGTCGCCAGCGCGGCGGCACCTTTTGACGCGTGCGACCTGGCCAGCCAATTGATGGACCTGGCCCTGGATAACCGCTGGGGCCTGCCGTCGGACCAGTGCGATTTACCCACGGCCGTCGTCGCGGCGCCCTCTGGGCTCGCCAGCGCCGAAACGGACTACGACACCTGGACCGTGTCCTTCACCCAAACCCTCTATCTCGGCCCGTCGTTGCTCGAAGACCCCACCGGCACGCCGCTGTTTGCCCGCACCTGGGAAGTCTCGGACATCAACGATCCGGATCAATATCGGCCCCTGCAGGAGTAGTCCATGTTCGACGCATTGTTACGCATGCAACTGGGGCCGATTATCGAGCGCCTGGCGGAAATGGAAGCCCAGCTCGAAGACCTGTATCGACGCGCGGACAGTTTCTGCCGCATTGGCGTGTGCCAGGAGGTCGACGCTGCCAGCAATACCTGCAAGGTCAGCCATGGTGAGTTGCTTACCCCGGCGATTCGATTCTTCAACCCCAGCGCCGGTGCGCAGACCGAAACCCGTATTCCTTCGGTGGGCGAACAATGCCTGCTGCTCAACTACGGCGGTGGGGAAGGGGGTACGCAGTCTGTGGCGCTGTTCGGGCTGAACAGTAGTCTGTTTCCACCGGTGTCCAGCGTGGCCTCTCTGACCCGGCGGCGCCATCAGGATGGCACCCAAAGCGACTACGACGACGCCAGCCACACCTTCAACTGGAGCAACGGCCTAACCACGTTCAGCGGTTCTCGCGAACAGGTCGACATCAAGGTCGGCGCTGCCAGCCTGACCATGAGTGCCCAGGGCATCACCCTGCAACTCGGCGCCACCGGCCTCTCGCTGGATGCCGCCGGCGTGCATTTGAGCGGCCCGGTGGTGGATCACCAGGGCCGCGTGATCAGCCGCGCATAAGGATTTGCCATGATCGGAATCGATAGGAACACCGGGGCAGCCGTGGATGACTGGCTGCAATTCGTGCAGCGTGCCACCCGAGCGCTGACCACCCCTTTAGGCACTCGTCAGAAGCGCCCGTTGTACGGCTCGATGATCCCGCAACTGCTCGGCCATAACCTCGGCGACGACCTGTTGATCCTCGCCCAAAGCCACGCCGCGCAAGCGTTCTACAACAGCCAGAACGGCATTACCGACTTCCAGCCCCAGGTCATCGTCGCCACCCGCCAGGGCGCCGGTTTATTGCTGCGTTTTGCCGGCACCTGGAAAAACCGCCAACAATCCTTCGAGGTCGTGACATGAGCATGCTGATCCCAGGCCAGAACCAACTGGCGGAGCCGGCGATTATCGCGGTCGATGAATTCGAACCGCTGCTGGCGGAATTCAAGGCGTTTGTCGTCGACTACGTCGCTACCCGCGCGCCGCAAAGCGCGGCCAAACTCAAGGTCAGTCTCGACAACGAAAGCGAGCTGCTGACCCAAGCGGCCGCGCAGCAACTGCTGCAAACCTACTCCGACTCCTGCCATTGCTTGGGCGGCCGCGTGAACCCAAGTTGGATCGACTATGCGTTCCACAGCGCCGGTGCGCGCAACTGCAGATACTCGAGCCCTTGAGGCCGATCATGATGATTCACAAAAAACGGCCATTGTGTCGGATTTTTTGTGCCCGGAAGAAAGCAAAAAGCCCCGACAAGTTCGGGGCTTTTTGTTGGGATCGAAAAAAGAGAGGGCGACTTCAGAGGGTGCGCTAACACCCTAAGGAGACGCCAGATCGCAGATATAGCCTGCAAGCCAGCCAAGGCCCTCACTGCTCGCGCGAGCGGGACGGAGCCTAGCAGATAAATAAACGGACTTGCAGATGTTGAACGAATTCAGATGCGGTAACTGCAAAAGACTTCTCGCCCGCACGGGTGGGTTTACAGAGCTCCAGATCAAATGTTCCCGATGTGGGACGCTGAATCATGTGAAGGCCGCGAGCCTCGAGCAATCGCCCATGAGCGCCATACGCCCAATACAGAGGCCTGAACTTAAATCAGCTAAGTAACGGAGTTTAAAATGGAAAACGCAAATTCGGCGTCTCAAACCTTGCAAGATCTTTGGACCCAAGTGCAACCGGTGGATAACACTGGCATGCTTAGGCGCGTAGTTTTTGCGCAAGGCAAGTTCTATGCGGCTGGTGGCAACGGTCTTCCCACAACCACTCAGCTTGTCAGCGGAGACGCGACTGGTACAGCGTGGACCAAGCTTAAGGGCGTCGTCACCTCTGATAGCGGAAAGGTCCTCAATGACCTGTACTGGAACGGTCTTGGGACACAGCTTCAAGCCGTTTCTCAATCCGGCAATGTGGCCTACGGCAGCACAGCACGCCCTGAAAGGGATTGGACAAACATTACGGCAACTGTTCGCGCGTCCGGAGACTTGCAAGGCATTGTGTATTATCAGCCAATTTCTGGCATTGACACGACCTGGATACTGGTTGGGTCTAATGGTAAAGTCTTTTCCTGTTATGGCGATTGGTCGGGCAAGGTGGAGCGCACTACGACCTTCACTTCTAGCGAGACTGTGTACTGCGTCAACGTCATTGGCGTTTTTGTGTTGGTTGCGGGATCGAATGGGAAGCTGCTTAGCGCTGTGAAGATGGCGACGGAGAATTCGCAATCATTCTCGACCGTAACCAGCACCTTCGGCACTAGCACCATCCTTTCCATGAAGCTTTGCAACGGGAAAATGTTTATCGTTGGTGCGGATGGCAAGATGGCATATTCACCCGATGGGCTTAACTGGACTGCTGTTGCAGATACCAGTTTCGGTGGAACCATCATCCGCGACATTGCTTACGGTAATGGCAAGTATGTAGCTGTCGGCGACGGCGGCAAGACAGCCGTTTCCGAGGATGGGATCGGCTGGGTTCAGCAAGCCAACACTTTCGCAGGAACCGATATCCGGAGCGTCGCCTACGGCAACGGCAATTTTGTAGCTGTTGGTGCAAGCGGCAAGATTGCTTACTGGACTCCATGATCTTCTATCTCCTTGCGTAATAGAGCCCAGCCGTCGCGCTGGGCTTTTTCATTTCTGATTCAGGCTCGCCACAGCCAGGGTGGCCTTTCGGGGGATGCCTGGACGCGGATAAGCCGGTAGTGCAGCGCTACGGAAAAACACCGGCAGCCCGCGCATCCTGACCTCACCCCCCTTCCAGGGGGGGCGAGACATTACAGGCGAGATCAATGCATTGGGGCGTCGACACTGGGGTTGTCTTTGGCTGATGTCGGGAAAGACCGCTAACCTACTCCTGCCGCAGTGAATTTAGATAATCCGTGCAAAACTTAGTATCGAGGATTTTCTTTGCTCGGGCTTCTTGCTCCTTTCCCGATGAGCCAGGAGGACCCAATATTTCGTTTTTTACGCCCTCAAACATCGCGGCTAACTCTTCTCGATTTTTCTTCATGTCGCTTTCTTTCATGTAAAGAGCGGTGGCGTAAACGCCGTCGGCTCAGGCCTCAGCACCGCTGTCGGTGGCGCAATCGGTGGTTTGCTCGGCAGCGAGGCAGGCAGTTGGCTCGGTGACAAACTGTTCGGCTCAACGGATCGCCTGCCTGCACCCAATGCGGTGAGCAAGGAACTCAACGCGGCGCGCACGGATAACGTGCAAGTCACCCTCGCCCCGAGTATCCAGATCACCGGTGTAAACCCCGCCGACGCCCAGCAGGTCGTCAACCAGGTAATCCAAGCCTTGCAGTTCCAATGCATGCCGATGGTCACCGACACCCTGGGCATCCGACGCAATGCAGCACTGGCCGATTCTCCTGGAGGTGATTGATGCGACAACAAATGGTGCTCGGCGACTTTATTTTCGGTTTGTCTCGAGGATTTGCCTATTCCTCGTTGGTCCGTAACAGCGACGGTGGCTGGAGTGACCTGGCTATTATTGCCAGCAAGTCGCAGTCGCGGCAGAGCGGTCAGAAACTGGAAAAACTCACATTCAGCGGCACGGCCATGTACGGCGTAGGCATGCAGCGCCTGGACGAATTGCGCGCGCTGCAAAATGCGCGGGCGCCGTTGCCCCTGGTTGATGGCATCGGCCGTAACTGGGGCTTGTGGCGGATCAATTCGATCGTGGAAACGCAGAGCAATGTGATCGATGACGGCACGGCCATGGTCATGGCCTGGACGCTGGAATTGGAGGAATTCGTCAATGCGTAGAGTGCGAAGTATCGCCGGTGATTCGGTCAACCTGTTGCTTTATCGGGAATTGGGTCGTTGCGATGACGCGGCGGAAGAAACCCTTTGGCGCCTGAACCCCGAGCTTGCCGAATATGGCCCGGTGCTACCGGCCGGCGTGTGGGTGATCGTGCCTGAAATGCACGCGCGGCCGGTGGCGGTTCGCCCCGTTTTGGCCTGGGATTAAGGAGGCTGCATGGCACAGGGATTTACGCCTATCGTGGAGTTTTATGGCGCCAATGCGGCGCTGCTCAATCAGCGCTTGATGCGTTGGAGCCACACCGACGCGGCGGGCATTGAGACTGACCGGCTGGAGCTGACCCTCAATATCGAGGGTTTGGACGGCCTGCCCACTCTGAACGGCAAGATCGGCTTGCGTGTCGGTTACCTGGAATCGGGGTTGGTGGAGAAGGGCGAGTTTGTCGTCACCCAACGCACCCCGGTGCTGTTTCCAATGCGCTTGATGATCGTGGCCACGGCAGCGCCCTTCAGCGTGGTCGATGCAACGGGTTACCGTCAGCGTCGATCCGCCAGTTACGGCCCGACAACCCTTGGCGCGCTGTTTCGCCAACTGGTCAGTCGTCACGGCTATTCACCGCGAGTTGCGCCCGCGCTGGAGGGGATTGCGATCGCGCACATCGACCAGTCCAACGAAAGTGACATGGCGTTCATTTCGCGCCTTGCCCGCCTCTATAGTGCGGTCACCAAACCGTTTAACGAGCTATATGTGTTGGCCGAAGCCGGCCGAGCCAAGTCGCTCTCCGGCCAGTTGCTGCCGGAAGTGAAGCTGTCGGTGACTGAGGATAACCGCCCCGGTGAACAGAGCTTCATCACCGCCAAACTCGACGAAAAATCCCGCTCGAAATACGAAGGTTGCCGCGCCAGTTGGTGGGATGCCGCCGCCGGCAGGCAGCGTGTGGTTCAGGTGGGGAATGCTCCGTTCAAAACCTTGCGCCAACGCTACCAGAACGAAGCCGAAGCCCGCGCCGTTGCTGAAGGCGAACTACGCCGTGTGGGGCGTGAAAATTTGAAGTTGGTGATCGACTGCCCGGGCAATCCATTGTTGGCCGCGGAAGGGCTGTTGGTGCTGGATGAGAGCTGGCCGTCTTATATGCAGGGACGATGGTCGATAAAGCAGGTGGTGCATGTCGGCGATCCGGCGACGGGATACCGCAGTTCGATCACGGCGGGTGGGTTGTCGATATAGAGACTTTTCGAGAGTAAAACCAATGGTGATAACACTCCCCCAGCTGCTTGGCGTTATGCCGGATGCCCGCCTGAGAGCGGGCGTTTTTTTAACGCCCTTGAATGCGGCTTTCGTTCGCTTCGAGATTGACCGTGCCAAGCGCATCGCCGCCTTCCTCGCTCAGATCGGCCACGAATCCGGCGAGCTGCGTTACGTCCGTGAACTGGGCAGCGATCAATACCTGAGCAAATACGATACCGGCGGCCTGGCCGTACGCCTGGGCAATAGCCTCGAAGCGGATGGCGATGGTCAGCTGTACCGGGGCAGGGGGCTGATCCACATTACCGGCCGGCGCAATTACCTGGCCTGTAGCCAGGCCTTGTTTGGCGATGATCGTTTGTTGCGTCAACCGCAACTGCTGGAGCAACCGCAATGGGCTGCCGAGTCGGCCGCCTGGTTCTGGCAGAGCAACGGCCTGAATGAGCTGGCCGACAAGGACCAGTTCACCACTATCACCCGGCGCATAAACGGTGGGCTCAATGGGCTGGAAAACCGCTTGCAGCTATGGGCGCGGGCGAAGGCGGTCTTATGCGTTACCTGACGGTTTGCCGGCTGATCGGCGCTTGCCTGTTGATCGCGCTGACTTGGCAGGTGCAGGCCTGGCGCTATGGTGCGCAGCTTGAGCGCGAGGCGTCTGCCCAGGCGCGGGCGTTGAGCCAGCAGCATCTAGTGGCTTTGCGTCAACAACAGGCGGAGAACGACAAACGGCAGGCGTTGGAACAACAGCTCAGCGCCAGCGATCAACAACACACTCGGGAGTTAAGCGATGCCCAACGTACTCAAGCAGCTCTGCGCGACCGCCTGGCCACTGCTGATGTGCGGTTGTCAGTCCTTCTCGACGCCAGCGACCCCGCCAGAGGCAGTACAATGCCCGCCACCCCCGCCTCCGGCGGCGTGGTTCATGCAGCCCCGCGAGCCCGACTTGACCCGGCGCATGCTCAGCGAATTATCGCCATCACCGACGACGGTGATAACGCCGTGATCGCCTTGCGTGCCTGCCAGGCCTATGTGCGTGCCGTTGCGCGTTAGTCTCTGGATACATGCTGCAACTTGCATGGTCGATAGGCTCCTGTAGGGTAGGCAAACGCCCGCCCACTCCAGGAGACGACC